AAACCCAATACCTGCGGGCGGCGCATTGTTCAAGGTAAAAGACTTCATCATTTTGGATGAAGAGCCCGAAATAATTTTAACTTTTATAACCGCAGACTCAGCCGAGACTAGTCAAACTTATAATGACGCTACAGTATTTAGCTTCTTTGGGATTTACAAGATAAAAGAACAAGGTTTGGATACTGGTCAATATGGTTTGCACTGGATTGATTGCGTTGAGTTAAGAATAGAGCCCAAGCACCTAGAGGGTGAGTTTAGGTCATTCTATGGCGACTGTATGCTTCATAAGGTAAAGCCTTTGGTTGCGGCTATTGAAAAGAAGTCTACTGGGGTTACCCTTATAAGCGTCCTAGATGATATGAGAGGCTTACAGATACGTGAAGTTAAGAGAACTAAGGCCTCTGGCAGCAAGACAGAGCGCTTTCTGGAAATGCAGCCTATAATTGCAGCGAAGTTGGTTTCCTTTACTCATGGAGCTCGCCACGCAGACATGTGTTTAAGTCATATGGCTAAAATTACAGCCAATGATTCACATAGATTTGATGACGTAGCTGACACATTATATGATGCCTGCAAGCTGGCTCTTATAGACAAAACCTTAATACCAAGCTCTCACGATGAAGGAAAGAACAAGATTTTAAAATCTATGTCAAGTAACTTTAATGCTAAACTGAAGGCTCAAACAAATTCATGGAGATAATGCAATGGAACTTGCACGAAAACATTCGGACCGATTACCGCAATTAAAAGAGATGGTGGAAGCCTCTTATTTATATTTCAGAAAAAACGCTGAAAGATACAATGAGTTCATGCGATTTGTTTTTGATACTTCTTTAACAAATGATGACTTAACAAAACTTGCTTCATTAGGTAAACCTACCCTTGAGTTCAACGTACTAGAAGCAATGGTAAGCCGCTTGCGTGGCGAGTTCGCAAAGCAAGAGCCTGGAATTATGGTAAGAGCTTCAGATGGTGTACCCATTGAAAAGCTAACTCCTGACTTCATTAAAATGCTAGAAGTCATTGAGGCATACTTACGCGAAATCATTACCGACTCTTCAAATGACGGCCTTCAATATAACGTTTACACGGACTTACTTGGAGGTGGTTATTCCGTTGTAGAGATGTTCACCGACTATATAAACGAGCTTTCATTTGACCAACAAATAATAGCACGGCGCGTATTCGACCCAACCTTGACAGGATTTGACCCCCTGGCTCGTGAGTCTCACAAGGGTGACGGTAATTACTGTTTTCAGCTTTACCCTAAAAGCAAAGAAGAGTTCCAAGAAGAATTTGGCGAAGAAGCCACAGAGGATATGAAATTCTCAAGAGGGATTGGTGACTTTAGCTGGTCATACAATACTCAAAAGAAAGATATTATTCTTGTATGTGATTTTTATGAAAAGAAACGAAAAAAGATTAAAATAGTCAAGCTTTCTAATGGTCATATTATCAATAAAAAACATTATGAAGAACTCCTGGAAGAATGGAACAAAAGAGAATTTATAGAAGTTCCACCTATTCCTATCGAGGAAAGAGACTCTGAAATGGAGCACATAGTTCGTTACAGATTCTGTGAGACAAAGGTGCTTTCTTATGATGAAACAGATTATAAATTTTTACCTTTAGTGTTTATTGATGGTAATTCCATAGAAATTAAAGACTATGACAACAATGCAGCATGCCAGATGACTAGACCTTACGCTTATCACGCTAAAGGCATTCAAAGGCTCAAGAACTTCTCAGGTCAAACCGTAGGAGCTGAGATTGAAAACATGGTACAACATAAGTTTAAAGTCTGTATCGAGGCCATCCCTGAAGACTTCCAAGAAGCTTATAGGAATGTTCAGCAAGCAGATGTTCTTATGTATAATGCCTTCTACAAAGACAACCCAGAAGTGCAACTGCCCCCTCCGATGGAAATCCAAAGAACCCCAACGCCTCCAATCGTTGAAAGTACCTTCCTAGGTTCAGATAGGGTCACTCAAGCCATACTGGGTAACTACGATTCCGTTCTAGGAACCAACGATAAGGACATATCAGGCATAGGCATAGCAAATGGTGCAATTCAATCAAGCGCCGCCTCAACACCATATTTGATGGGTTATATCAAGGGACTGAATCGTATATGCCAGATAGCCGTAGACTTGATTCCTAAATACTATGTAACTCCACGTAGCTTGCCTATCCGTACGCCAGACGGGAAAAGAAGCTATCAGCTAATTAATAAGAAGTCGCAAAATGGGCAACCAACTCAGCAGTCTGTAGAAATAAATTACAAACCTCATGAGCTTCAGGTTAAGGTTGAAGCGGGTGTAAATACAGCTATTCAAAAACAAGTAGCTTTAGAGCAGATAATTCGCATGATGCAAGCAAGCCCATTGTTCGCTCAATTCATCAATACCAGCGGCCTTGAAACCATATTAGACAATATGGACATACGCGGAATTGAAGGCTTGAAAGTTAAGGCGTTAGAATTCCAGGAAATGCTCAAGAAGCAACAGGAAGAGCAAGCACAACAACCAGACCCAATGCAGGAGATGACTAAAGCCGCAATGGATGTTGAAATGGCGAAGATTGAGCAGAAATCTGAAGAGGCTGAAGCTAATCTTGCCGTTCAATCCGCAAAAGTAGCTTTAGAGAAAGAAAAGATTAACGCGCAAGTAGCGGCAATCATGAATGACATTGAAGTTAAGAACGCTAAAATATTGCTTGACCAAGATAAGGTTGACAGTGAAAATGCACGCACGGCAATTGAGAGTGCTATGGATATCTCAGAGCGCATTCATCAAAGAAACGAAGCAAAACAAGAGGAGCCTAGCGAATGAGCGGCCCGGCTCGGAAAGAAATATTTGAAAGATTTGAAAAGGAAGCTTATGATTGCTTAACTTCTTTTGAGATTGATTTATTAAAAAAAGAGTCACATATCTTAAGGAATGTTGCAACTTCTTATTATGATTCAAATCTTCATATAAAAATGGCTCTTCTTGACCAAAAAACTTTAGAATCTAAACGAGAGTTAATGAAAATGAGTGTATGTCGGGCGGCATTTGAGATGTTTCCAGATATTCCACCGCACGAAGGAATGTTTAAGCTCGCAAAAGAAGTTGGCTATAATATTCCTGATAAATGGAAACATTTATATAATTATTAGAGATTAATATAGGTCGCAAATCCATAACATTTGTACCCGGGAACGCAGAGAGACTTAAAACGTCTCTCTAGACGCCGTCAATTTATTTAGTTCCACATAGAACATTACTTGACCACCACTCATTCATCCCTTGCAAATTTCAGTGCATATACTATGATTCACGTATCGGACTAGGCCACCTCCTAGGTTTAACCCGTCCCAAGGGGCTCATTGGGCGTAGATTCAACGACAGAAGGTACACCGTCACACGGGGAAATGTGGATTTATGGATGATGAAACCGTTTTAGGCGCAACTGGCATTGAACCAGAAAAAACTCTGACTCAAAGCCAAGTTAACGACATTGTGAAGCGTGAAAAAGCAATGGCTACTGATAGAGCTAGAAAGGAATACGAAGCGCTACAGGCTCAACAATCTCAACCCATGTCAATGGGCGGGATGCCTCAAGGGAATATGGGCGACATCGAAGATAAGGTATTTAATCGTATCTTAGAGCACGCCAAGAAACTCGAAGAGGATGAGCAAAGAAAAGCTTTCGAGGACCAACGAGCCCAACAGCAAGCAGCTTTAGAAAGCGATGCGAAACGTTACTTAGTTAAAGTAGCTAACGGAAAAGATAAGTTCAGCGACTTTGATGAGGTAATGAAAGATTTCGACGCCGGAGCGTTCCCACAATTGGCATTACTTGCGGGCGAATTGGATAATACGGCTGATATTATGTATGAGCTTAGTAAAAATCCAGACAAAATTGCAAGATTGGATTATCTAGCTAATCGCTCACCAGCTTTAGCAAGAAAGGAGCTAGGAAAGCTCGCTAATTCTATTACGCAAAATGACCAAGCCCTTGAAGATAATGTCACTACAAACGCACCTTTATCACGCCTTAAATCGTCAACAGTTGGCGCAGATAATGGCAAAATGGGGTTGAAAGACTACAAAAATGCGGATTGGCTAAGAGGCTAATAAGCGTTTTTCCATAGCGTCACATCTACGCCGTTATTAACTTAGACGGAGGGTGTTACCGTGGCTGTCAATATTTTACAAACCGTCCAAACATATCAAATGTCTGGACTTGCATTTTTACAAAACTTAAATTGTTTCATAGGAACAGTTAATACAAAGTTTAAAGACTTTGACCGATTAACCGCTAACTTGGGTGATACTGTAACTTTCGATTTACCCCCAAGATTCACAACCACCAATAGTTTGGTTGCGAATTTCCAACCAGCCGACCAAAGGGTCCAACCTTTGACTGTCGACCAACAAATCTCAACATCTTACGCTTTCACTGACCAACAATTCATATTTAATGTACGTGACTATATGGAGAAGTTCGGTAAAGCTGCTATCGCTGAAATCGGCGCTAAGATTGAAGCTAACGTTGCTCTTAATTGTGTAACCGCACCTTTCCGTTTCTACGGCGATGGCATTATCCCAATTAATACCTATAATTTACTAGCTCAAGCATTGGCAATGTTTAGAAACTTCGGCGCAGCTACAAATAACACTAAAGGTTATTTAAGCGATATCGCAGTTCCTGCCATTGTCGGTACTGGTTTAAATCAGTTCGCAATAGACAGAAATAACAAAGCCGCTAATTCATGGGAATTAGGTGCTTTCTCAAAATGCGATTGGTACCAATCAAATCTATTGCCTGTTCATATCGCTGGCGACGTTGGTAATAATGGCGCTTTAATGACCGTAACAGCAGTTAACTTAGATGCTAATGGCGCAGTAATCTCCATTCAGTTCTTAGTGGCTGGTGCTCCCGGTATTGACGCTAATGCTATCCGTTTATATGACAAGATTCAGTTTAATGACGGTGTTGCAGGTCAAACCAATATGAGATTTAGAACCTTTATTGGTCATGAAGTCTCATCCGCCCCTGTTCAGTTCCGAGCAACCGCAAACGCTGCAACAGATGGTGCGTCTTTGGTAACCATTCCAATCTACCCACCTTTGCAAGCAAATGCGACCAACGGTCAAAACATCAACGTTCCTGTTCAAGTAGGTATGACTGCAAACGTGCTGCCTAACCATAGAGCGGGTTTAATCACATCAGGTGATCCGTTCTTCTTGGCAATGCCTGCATTACCAAACGAAACCCCATACCCAACCGGTAATAGTTATGATCCAGAAACAGGCGTTTCATTACGTCAGTACTATGGTTCTCTGTTTGGGCAAAACGTTAGAGGAATGATTCACGATGCGATATGGGGATCTACACTTGTTCCAGAATATTCTATGTCTGTTATTTTCCCAATGTAATGCTGTTTTTATAGGGTTTTTTGATTATTTTCTAATTATAGGGTGAATCATGAAAAAAGGAAAAACAAGAGTAATCTATAAAAAAGATAACTCTTGTTTTTTTGAGGAATGGTTCACGATTCTATTAGGGAATCATCTTAGGCTTCTTAAATTGAATCAACTTTAAAAGGATATTTTATGCCAACTCCAAATGTACCAGTAGTCAACTTAGGTAATTTATACCTAAGCGGTTTGAACCTAAC